CCATCATGGCTCTTGGTCCAACAGTTACTGCGCTGGGACTTGTTGCCAAAAGACTAATCCCATTCGCCGCCGCGGCTTCGATCGGGGCCGCTTTAATTGCAAATGACCAAGAGGAAACTGTAGGTTCAGCCGCAACAACAATTGCGAGGAAAACACCTCAGTCAGTTGCGAAAACAGCGAACAGTGCAAAAAGTTCCGTTGCCGCACTTAGGGCTGGTGTTACTGAAAGTGTTTCGAGAATTAGTAATGTTGTTAAAGATAACAGTGATATACTATCCGATCTTAGCACGAATTCGGAAGTCGCCGAGACTGCATCCAATGGTATCGGACTTGAAACAAAACCAAAAGCAAAACCTAGTCTTTTTTCAAGACTTAAGGGTGGTACAAAATCACTCGGATCAAAGGCTGCAGCCAGTATAAGTTCTAGTTTTACTGCTACCAAAGCCGCGATTGGAACTGGACTTAGTGCAGCAAGTAATACAATTTCCTCAACTGCTGGCGCTGTTAAGACTATGGCTGGAAATGGTCTCAGTGCTGTACGTGGCGCAGCCATCACTGGAGCAACGTGGCTTGGAAATAAAGCATTGCAACCACTTGCAGATGGTACAGCTGATGCAATCAGAAAGGGTTCATCAAGATTATTCAGTGCAGGTGCACCTATGTTGAAAAAAGTTCCAATCATTGGAACAGTTGTTGAAAGTATATTTGCCAATAATGATATTAAGGGAATACTAGAAGATCCAACAAAATCAAAGGGAGAAAAAAATGAGGCAGTAGGCACTAGATTTCTTGAAGCAATCGGCGGGCCAACTGGAGCCGCCATATCAGTCGGTCTATTAACCGCTCTCACAGGTGGACTTGGGCTACCAGCTGCGTTTATTGCAGCCGTTGGTGGAGATTTAGCAGGAAGATTTGCCGCAGGAATCTTTGCAAAGGTGTTGCCAACAGATATGATTGGCTCTGGCATCACAAACGCATTCTATGGTGATGTATCGGATGAAGAAGTCGGAGCAACATCCCCACTAGTTACTACTCCAACCCCTATTGAATCACCCATAAAATCTCTGAATAGTAATACACTCACTGGCGGCGCTTCAGTGGAAGTTGGAACAGCCGCGCCTATATCTTCTATTAAACCCGACCCGACGATGTCACAAAGATTTGAGGGTTTTGATGCCACAGGTGCATCTACAACTGCTCTAGCAACAGTTGCATTTCAAAGGACACCATCACTTAAATCTATGGATTCTGCTGAGACTCGACTCATAAAGTCACAGGAGGCTGTTAGTTCTGGTAAATTATCTAGAGAATCCTTTGTTGAGAGTATCAATGATGGTTTAAGTTATAGAGGAATCGAGGCGCGTGTATCAGAAACAGATCTGGTTAAGGTTAATTTGCTGGAGCCTTCTGATTCGATCAAACTGCGCCCCCGTACACCAGTTATGACAGGAGATCCATATTCTATAACCACTATTCCAGACATCTCTGTGGGCGCCACATCAAGTTTATCATCGAAATTAATAGATAAAAGTGAAGAATCTGCTTATGACTCTCAAGTTTCTGTAATACAAAGCCTCAATAAAATTGAAGAGGATAATAAAATACAACTTGTTGATATTTTAACTGGTTCTCAATTAGACTCGGAGCAAAGACGTATGAATCAGATGAAAGAGTTTGAAGTTCTACAGGCTTCAGTCGGAACATCTTCAGGAATAACATCAATTGTGAATCGGGGTGGCGACAATAACAATGTCACAAACACATCTATTGGACTGGATCAACACATCGATCGCACGATGGAGTTAGTTCCTACTTTTTAAATAAAAAGGGCGACACCGATCTGGTGTCGCCCCCTGCCATTGAGTGATTCTTAACCCTTAGCTTTGTGCTAGTTTAGCAAAATAACTAAGTGTGTCTTCATCTCCATCCGCGACTGCATTATCCACTTGAGGTGTTGGAGCTGGCGTCTCAGCTGGGCTTGGAGTCGGTGTCGGAGCGTTATCAATAGCGGGCTCTCGTGTTACACTCAACTCTTGTACCATCTTCTCATGTAGCGTATCGGCAATTTCTTCTTCTCCAAGAACATCGTACAGCTTCTTCTTTAAGTCAGCATACGATTTATAACTTTCTTGGTTAATGAACTCATTCAGTCCATGAAGTTTTTCATAAATCGTTTCTAACTTTGCTTCTTCACCATCAAACAATTCAGTCGGTGCTTCGAACTCAGACTTGTCATAGTTACGATATCCTTCGACATTACGAATCTTCAACTTGAAGTTTGCTCCACCCCAGAAGTCAAATGGATTGACTGGTGTTTCATCTTCGAATTGAGGTTGCATGACATCCATGATCTTATCAAAGATCTTCTTACCATACTTGTAGAGGAATACTTTTCCTTCATTCTGTGGATTCGCTGTATCAGAGATCACAAGAATATTTGAAACGTGATGGAGTCGGCGCTTGCGTTGGCGAGCAACTTCTTTATCCGATTCGATACCACTATTCCATAGTTGAGTATTCATTTCACTTACTGGATCTTGTTGACCGATAGAAGTCAAAGACTTTTCGATGTACCACTTACCAGTTGGGCCCTTGAAGCCGTGGTCCCAGTAACGAACCCAAGGGAGATCCTCGCCTTCGACTGCTGGAAGAAAGCGAATAACGGCATAACCATTACCTGCTTTATCTACTGTTGGTGCCCACATACGATCATCACCATATGACTTCTTTTCAGAAGTGTTTTCTGCAGCCTTAACTAGGTTTGCAATTGCTTCGGCACGTTTTTGTTTTAGTTCTTGAAACGACATATTATTTGTATATTATTTGTATTGTTAGTATTTTGTTTTTGTATTACGATGTATTTAATCGATATAACCATTATAGACTAATATAGTTAAAAAGTAAACTCTTTAATTACTATATCTTTCATTTTTTTCATGTTTATATCAACTAAGCTGTACTTGTATTTCTGTGCCAACATTGCTTGACCCTTCTTAAAAGAAAGAGGATCATTTAATATCGGCAGTGTATCATTAATAAAGTTTACCATCTGATCTAGAATTGACACAGTTTCAATGCTGATCTTTTCTGAACAAAGGTAATCTATTATTAAGTTGTTTCCATTCTCACATCTGCAAAGTTTGTCAAATGACTCCTCTGCATCAGTAAGTAGTTTTATATCAGTCTTGAAGCGGTATGATACTGAATCTAATCGAGATTGCAACTCTTTATAGTTACTCTCTGTCATTGATCCAACCCATTTAACTTCCTTAATGATATTAGCTGTATAGAATTTTTTCAAGGAATCTGAATCATACTTCCGACCCAGTTTTTCGAAAAAGTATCGATCTCGCCTTTTTTCAAAGGAAGCTCTACTCACTCTTGTCTTGAAGTGGTATTTATAAGCATTATAAGAGTCACTATTATAATGTAATAGCAGTGCATTGTAAATTGAATATGATTCAAATCCCGACATTACATTTCTGCTTCAAACATACATTCTCCATTGAGTTTTACACAATCAAGTATCTTTGTTCCTAGAATGTAATCAGCATAATCTGAATAGTCCTCTTCTTCGAGACCATTGAATGTGTCACAGTCAGGGCCATTGTGATACTCTTTAAGATTATCTATGCTGACACTTTCTTCAATAGCAGCCAATTCTTTTTCAAGTTCTGGAATATGTGAATCATCGAATTGATATAACACCCTTGGCTCTGCACCAAATCGATCTGCTGCAAAACTATTTTGAACACCGAAAACGAATTTACCTTCTATATCTCCTGTATAATATCTTCCCATAATTTAAAATAATTTAGTTGTGTTGTTCTTTATGATGTTTCTATCCATCGCTTCTGCTTCAAGTTTGGCTTTGAGTGGGCCTGTAACCAATCTCACAATATCTTGTGGATCAATCATTAAGCCTTCGCAAATGTCACAGATTGCTTCGGCATAAGTCATCTTATCTTTATGAACCAATATTTCGACTTGACTTCTTAGAGCCTCTTTTGTAATGCTAGGTGTAATAACTACTGCTTGTTTCATAATATTCTTAGTAAGATAGTGTCTTTATTGATTCGGCCATTCACTTTACCACGCTTGGTCTTTAGATCATCGATAGCCTTTGTGAATACCTTTTCTGATTTCTTTAATAGAATAGGAATTATATCATCTGGCTTACGGATTGTCAATGAGAAACTTTTCTCTTCATTCCATTCCTTTAGACTAGTTCCTTTGACACTGATAGGATTATCTGATTCATACACACCCAACTTTCGAGTCTTTGTGTTGAATACAAGAACCATTCTAGAACCAGGGATATTCAATGGAGAGACAGATTGGATACCGAAGTCATCATCCGATTCTTTATATTTAAGTTTCTTAACTTGTAATGAAGCGGACTTCACTTTCTTATTTCGAACCTTACGAACCTTCTTATTAGAAGATGAATACTTATCAAGCTGTGTAATCATCGCTTGAATAGCCTTCAAGCGGCTTCGAATACCTGGCTTGGGTAAGAAAGACCATCCTTCGATATCAAACTCATCTGTCTTATCCAAAGCATTCTGAAGGCTTTCACGATAGACCTCTAGCCACGAATAGATATCTTTCAATCCTTTCACGGGAATTGAATTAGCCTTTAGGAGTTGAATCAGATTAATCGAGTCAACACTTGTCTGATTTTCTGCCCATCCTTTATCATCGATCATAATCTCTAATTCAGAGATAATAGTCTTATTGACTTTATTAGAAAGACGTTGAAGTGGGGAAAGAATCTTCACATCAGAGTCCTCTGTGTTCAATGAGGCTTGCGCTTGTATGCTTGCTTGACTGCGTCGAAGGATAGAATCAATCTCAGCCTTAAGAAACGCGACATCATCGTGCGCTTCATCACAGGATAGACCAGGTTTAGATTCGATATATTCCATAACATCATCTCGTGTTGGAATCATACCATTATTCATAGCCCGAGCTAGTTTTAAGCATGTGATATTCGCACAGCGTTCACCCTCAGACTTAATCAACTTCACTTGCTGCTTTGTGTATCCATTAGTTGGCATCCATTTCAAAAGGTCATCGAATAGATCTTTAGCCGAACAATAGTAATTATAGAAGTTGAACATTCGGGAACGTTCCTTCATAAATTTCTCAATTGGCCAAGATTCACACCCGTCCCATTTGGGTTCTTCTCCAGTATATTTGTGGTCCACTGCTGCGACCCTTCCGTAACGATCAAAAATTCTAGTCTTCATTATTAATGTATTGATTTGCTGTATAGCGGGTTAGATTATCGAATTCTTCATGAATATCAAATTCAGTAGGAGCTGTTGGTTCCAAGGGCACAAAATCACTCTGAATTTCCTTTGAGGCCCGTTTTGTTTTCTTCTTAGCCTTCTTAACCAGAGACTTAATGAGATTTAATCTTTCAACTTCTGTCATAATATAATGTGATTTAAATATTATCGATAAACAGTGATTGTCTTAGTAACAACTCGTGTCTCATAGTGACCAGGAATAGTATATAGAACATTTCCACTAACATCTGTTACATATTCGTCTGCTACCCATACTTGCTCCTTAACTTGAACCTGTTGCTGGTGAGCCTGAACTTGTGGAGCCTGTTTAACAATTGTGACTGATTGTGAGTTTGAATTGTAACCTCGGCTCTTTTGATTACTTCGACGGCCCCATTCGCCCGCGGCGCCAGCGGCCACTCCGCCGATGATCGCTCCAGTTTCAGAGTCTCCATCTCCGACATTGTTACCGATGATGGCACCGCCGATTGCTCCGACTGCGATATCCCTAATAATATAGTCATAGTCTCCTGCGTGAGCCGATGTGCTGATTAATGCTGCTGCTGTTAATAGTGTTGTTAGTTTATTCATAATTATTTAATTGTAATGACTGTTGCCTCATTGTTAGTTAGTTTACCGTCACGTTCCATTTTTCTCTTGAAGCGACGAGCGAATGATAAAGCTCTTTTAGAGCTGTAAGTGTTATAATACTTAGTGTAAGTCTTGATCAATTCATCTTTTTCAAAAAGAGAATATGTTCCATAGTCACGAGACTTACTCGACCAGATTTCAATTGTTGCTTCAAGCATATGGGCTGTCTTCCACATTATAAGTGTTCATAAACGAGTTCAAGTAGAACTTTTTCACTTCATCTTCAGATAACCAAAGCATGAGTTCTTTCAGAATAAATTCTGGGTCGGCTTTGTCATTGTCGATAATTTCTAGGATTCGGTTTGTATAGGCTCTTGTCATAATAGTCTTTCTCAATCTTATATGTATATTATACTCTATTTTGTGGGATTTGTCAATGATCTTATCTATCTAATAATCAACTAGTTAGGACACTGCGATGTGGGATTGATCAAATGTCATAATCAGTTGATAGAGAATCACTTAAAGAATAAGTGTCTTCCGATCTTAACCGTAAGTGTCATATCTTCCGCCCAATATGGTTCGTCGATATATTCTGCATAGTAGTGATCTGCTCCATTAGTGAAGTTACTCATTTGTGCTGTATCGACAATCTTCATTGCCTCGTGCCAGCGTGGATGCTTCTTTGCTTTTGCGATATTAGAATCAACATCGTTTTCATTCCAACATGAGAATTGCCATGCTTGAAGGCAGACAGCCGACATTGATTTGTTTCGTTTAATAGATCGATTATAAATCACTTCATGAACAGCTTCCATAGCTCCCTCAGAATATTCTCCTCCTGCTTCGAGAATCAGAGTAGATGCAACTACATCACGGTCTGAATAAGAGAATGCAGTGCTGCTAAGAATTATGAAGAGTGCAGTGTATAGTTTCATATTAAAATTTTACC